TCACTTGACGGCCTCCTTTGGCGCAGCGGTCGGCTTCGGGTTGGGCTCGTACCAGCCCTGCGTGCTCACGGGCTTGCCGCACTCGGCGGACGCGGCCTTCACCGCCGCGTCGAAGTCCAGGCGGTCGAAGGCCTGGAGTTCGCTGCCCGGGGAGCAGTTGATGACCCGGAAGCGGTGCTTGTCGAAGTGCGGGCGCAGGGCCTCGAAGCGGCGGGCCAGCGAGTCGTACAGGACATTGTTGTGCCGGATGGCATTGGGTGCCCGGTGCTCATCGAAGGCGTACCTGCGGTCGGCGGCCATCTTGAAGTCGCAGCCGAGCAGGTACACAGTGCCAAAGCCCAGGTGGTGGAGCAGGCGCAGCGCCACGAGCATGACGCTCCGCTTACCGGTGATCCCGAGCGAGTCCGCGTGCTTGGCGTCGTTGCCCCACGGCACGGAGTCCCCCGTCAGGAATCGCTCATGATCGAAATGATCGGCGCGGCGGAAGAACAGGACGCTGGGCATCTGCCGGACGCGGAACGCGCTGTTGCGCATGGTGCCGTCGGGGATCTGGATGCGGAGCCGCTTATCCCAGCAACACGTCGGCACAAACTTCAGGATGCCGGGGTCCTTCCAACCGGTATCGATGAAGCGGCCCGGATCGTCCACGCACGTCCAGAGCGTGGGCCGGTGAACGGACCAGGAGTTGTTCACCCCCATCGTGACGATGCCGCGCTTGTTGAGCTGTGTGAGGTCCACCTGTGTGAGTGACGGCCCTGACAGGATCAGGAACGCTGATCGTCCGCGGTAGAAGCCAGCGAGCGATACTGAGTCAAAGTCGGCGGTGTAGAGGCGCAGGCCGTCCCGCGCGGGTTTCCGCGCCTTGAGTCCCGCCTGCAGCGCCGCGATGTCCGACTGGTTCTCACGCACAGCCGCAACCCTCCTTGGCAGCGAATCGCCCGACGATGTACCGGCCTTCGGCCCTCGGTGCCGTCACCGTTCCAACCTGACCGATGCGATCCAGCCACCACGCCAGCGGTCGCACCGTCGGGTGCAGACCCTCACCGGCGACGGTGGTCCGGCTCGGGCGCATGCAGATCGAGAACACGAAGTGCGCCCGCGGGCGTGCCACTCGCCGCATCTCCGCGAGCACCGCGTCCACGTCCTCCGGGAGCAGGTGCTCAAGGGCATCGAAGCTCGTCACCACGTCGGCAACCCCATCAACCAAGCCGGTCTTGTGCATCGCCCGCGGGATGTCCGCTTCGGGGAAGGCGAAATCGATCCCGAGGCCGTCCATGCCGATCCGCCGCAGCGAGCCGATGAAGTCGTTCCGCCCGCAACCGAAGTCCACGACGAAGCGAGGTTTGAGCCGTTGCACCATCTGGATCGCTGCCGCTCCGTGGTTGGTTGCGCCGTAGCCCGTGCCGCGCGCGGCGGGCCGCGACGCCAGCGCGACGTACTTCTTCCGCTCGTGCTCTCGGCGGGCGTCGATGTTTGGCTTTGCTGGGGCGGGAGTCGTGGTCACGCGCCTCCCTCGATGTAGATGTTGAACTTGCGATCTTCGTCGGCCGGGTCGGCGATCTCGATCAGGCTCATCGCCTCGAACACCCACACCGGCCTGCCCTTGCTGTTGCGCTCGCAGGTCAGCTGCACGCAGACGCCCTCTGGGATCGGCACGAGCCTGGGCTTCAGCGAGCGCGCAGGCGGGCACTTCGGAAGCACGCCCGGCAGTTCGCAGACCGGCCCGAGCCCCAGCAGGCCGCTGAACCCCGAACCGGGGTCGAAGTCGTTCATGTGGTGGGCCTCGAAGCGGTTGATCGCCAGCCGCGTCGGGTCCTCACCGCCACCGGCCAGTTGCGACGACAGTCCCTCGGGCACGGGGACATAGCGGAGGTAGGTGTCGCTGCCGGGGTCGCCGTCGATTCGGGCCTCGACCCACGGGTAGCGCCATCGGTTGTTCTCAGTGGGGATGGGCTGGGCCGCGCCGAGGATTGCCGTGACCCGGCCGGGTGAGGGCTGCCCCATCTCGATGACGGCCCACTTCTCGCCGGTGCCCTCTTCCTTCCACAGGATTGGGATGCCGCCCATCGGCGTGCTGGCGAGCATCGTCTCCTCGGGAGCGAGCTCGCAGGTTGTGTCCGTCTCGTTGGTGATGAAGACCCGCGCAGGCGTCACGCCGGTGAGCACGCACCGGCCGAGGTCGCCCGGCTTGATCGGCTGGAGCGCCAGCGCGAACGAGAGCGACGGCGACTCCTCGGTGGCGATCTCCCCGGTCAACGGCGTGCGGCTGTGGAACGTCCGCTCCTGGTCCTCGTTGTCGGGCTGAACGAGCACGCCGGTAATCGCCAGCGCGTGGTACGGCTCGATGTCATCGTCGGAGTCGTTGCGGACGAGCACGATGCCGCGCTGCGCAGGTTCCAGCGCCGATCCGGCGTTGGAGTTGCGCTCCCGCCGGCGCAGATCGACCGCCGCATCGACGAAGGCGTTGTAAGCCGCCGCAGGGATGCGGAGCGGTTGGCCCGACCGGACTTTGCGGAACACGTCGCCCATGCCTTAAATCCCCAATCCTGCGAAGTTGCCCTCGTCGTACACTCGCTCGACATACGCAGCGACGGGGCGCTTCACGATCGCGTGCGACCCTGTGTCCTCCTGGTCGGCGTACCGCACCCACAGGTACTCCCATCCCTTCTTGCTGATGCCGCCGATGTCGCCGACCGAGATGCCGCTCGCGTTCGGGCTGGCCGCGAACCGGAAGGTGATCTCCCAGTCGTCGTCGGGATCGGTGCCGCGCCGCGCACCCGATGCGCCCAGGAACAGGACTTCGCCTGGCTGGAACCCCTTGAACGCGCCGGAGTTCACCTTGCCGGTGAGCGTGAAGAGGGTGCCCTTGTACGAGGGCGTCACCTGGTCGTTGGTGAAGTAGTGCGTCTCGGAGAACTGGAACACCGGGACGGTGATGTCCACGCCCTCGACGCCATCCGCGGTGACGCCGATCGCGCCGCCGAAGTCGGGGGGCGACGAACCCGAGGGTGCGTGCGAGGAGACTGTCTCCTTGCTCTGGGTGATGTGCTGCGTGCCGCCACCGGTGTCGAAGGAGAAGATGCTCTCGCCGGGCTCGGGGAGCGAGCCGCCCTGGGCTTTCCCGTACCGGACCACGGCCTCCCACAGCTCATCGCCGACGGGCTCGACGGAGGTGGATTGCCGGGGCTGGCCGTCATACGTCGCAGGACTGGTGGTCTCGGCGGCGTTGCGGGCCGCGAGGTCGTCGTTGGTCCCGCGCACGGTGTAGACCAACTCCGCCGAGGGATTGTCGCCCTTGGTGGACTTGCGGCTCTCGAACTTCTCCGTCACCGTGATCGGCACGAACGTATCTCCTCAGGCGAACGTCAGCCCGCCGCTCTGCGCGGCATCGGCCAGACGCTTGGTGTGCTTGGCGGTCTGCTCGGTGGCCCGGGCCGTCCGCTCGGCGGCCCCGCCGTCGGACTCGAGCCCCTGCGCCGCGCGGGCGTTGAACGTGCCCCGCACGCTGATCCCCTTGCCGATGACCTCGCCCAGCCCGGCGAGCCGGTCCTCGAACTCGGCCATCAGGTCGCGCGGCGTCCGTCCGGCGCCGCGCTCGGCGTCCGCCGCCTCGCGCTTCTGGCGGGCCTGCTCGATGGCCTCGGCGAGCTTCTGCTTCGCGGCGTCCAGCGCCGCTTGCGATTCCGCGAGCCCCGCCTCCGTGTTCGCCTTGAGCGCGGCCTGGGCTTCCTCAAAGTCGCGGCCGATCCCGGCGAGAGTTGCCTCGTGCAGGGCGGCGGCCTGCTCGCGCTCGGCGGCACGCTGCCCCTCGCGCTGAGCCACCTGCCGCTGGGCCGCGCTCTCCAGTTCCGCCAGACGGGATTCGAGTTGATCATCGACGGCCCTCTTCGCGGCGTCCACGTCGAGCCCGGAGTCGAACAGGCCCTGGATCTCCAACATGCGCTTGGCGACCCACGACGTTGCCCACTCCCAGACCTGCTGGAAGCCGGTGGTGAAGTTGGTCCAGGTCTTGGAGAGGAACGCCGTGGTCTCGATCCACGCGATCTCGAGGGCGTGGAAGACGATCTCCGCGGCGGCGAGCGCCCCGTACCACATGCCGTAGGCGGTGGAGACGAAGAACTCCCTGGCCTCCAGCCAGACCTTGTTGAGCGCGGCGACACCCTGCTGCCAGACGACTTTCAGCGACAGCCACAGGATCTCGGCCGCCAGCGCAATGTCGCCCGCCGCCAGGGCGTCGGAGATGCCACCGACGACCTTGGTCACCCAGTCGCGCAGGCGGGTGAACTGCTCGCCAAGCCAGGCGAGGGCCTCGCCGCCGACGCCGGTCGTGACGAGGAGCACGCCGCCGAGCGCCACGATCGCGGCGATCGCCAGGCCGACAGGCGAGAGAATCGCGCCGATCGCGGCCCCGATCAGGCTGAACGCGGTCCCGATGCCGCCGATCACGCCCGCGACGATCCCCAGCGTCGCTCCGATGCCGGAGATGATGTACCCCAGCGCGACAATGGCGATGCCCGCCACTGCGACCGCCGCGGCGATCTTGAGCGCCCACACGACCGTATCCCGGTTCGCCTTGATCCAGCTGGTGACGCTCACGACGATGCGGGTGATCCGCTCGGCGAGGTCCTTCAGGGTGGGCGCGAGCGCACCGCCGATGGTGAACACCCCTTGCTTGAGCACCTTCCAGAGGGTGCCCAAGGCGTCGTTGAGGGCGGCGGCGTCACGGGCGGTCTCCGTGCTCACGGTGAGGCCGAGCCGTTGGGCCTCCTCCTGCATCGCCTCGATGCCCGCCGCGCCGTCCGCCATGAGCGGCAGGAGCTTGGTCCCGGCCTTGCCGAAGACCTCCATCGCCAGCGCAGCGCGGAGGGCGGGGTCGCGCACCTGCGAGATGCGCTCCGCGAGGACCTTGAACTGCTCGTCCGGGGCGAGGACCGCCAGCTGTGCGGCCGTCAGGCCAAGCCGCCCGAGGGCGTCGCCCGCGGACGCCGACCCCTGCGCCGCTCCTGTGAGCGTCCGCTGCATGTTGCGGAGCCCGGCCTCCAGGGTTTCCAGGTCGGTGCCAGAGAGGTCGGCCGCAAAGCCCAACTCGGACAGGGCCTCCACGCTCACGCCGGTCCGCTGACTCATCTTGTCCAGCATGTCGCCCGTGTCAGAGAAGGCCTTCGCCGTGCCGAGCAGCGCCGCGACCGCTGTCGCGCCGATCCCGGCGAGCCGGGTGCCTACCGACCGCAGGCCAGCCCCGAAGGCCTCGAGCTGCTTCTGGGCGCGGCGAAGCCCGGCCGTGAGCTTGTCGCTCACGCCGAGTTCAACGAACGCCCGTCCAGCCCGGATGCCCCGCGTGTCGGCCACTGTTCAGGCTCCCTTCCGAATGGAGTTCCGCCACAACAGCGGCAACTTCGGCCGCTCCTGCTCCAGCGCCGGGGCCATGTATGGCCGCGCGGCGATCTTGACTCTCCGCGATGTGAGCTTCCCGCCCCTACGCCGCAGCACGACCGTGTCGCCGCCGTACTCCAGCACGTTGGGAGCGACGCTCTTCTTGAATCCCACGGGGCCGACGACTACGGAGTCTGCCGCCTTGTCGTACCCGAAGAGGATGAGCCGTCGCAGACTCCCCTCGTGCGAGTGGGGAGGCTTGCCCGCGGGTGCGGAGCCCTTGCGCTTGCGGATGCTCGTGCGGGCAGCCGTGCGGATGAATGCGCCAGCCTTGCTGAGCAGCTTCCGCTTGGCCCCATCGACCGCGCGGACCACCGCCGCGCGGTCGAAGAACATGTCCTTGATCCGCATGGTGATCACACGCCGCTCCCGCCCGCGGGCGTGCCTCCAGCGAGACCGCTGCCCTTCTCCAGGCCCTTGTTGAACGACGCCTCCTTCTCCTTGCGGAGACGGCCCGAGCCGATGAACAGGCCGACGATCCCGGTAAGCGCCGGCAGTGCGGGGCCGAGTACCGGAAGGCCCGCCACTGTGGGCCCGACGGTGTCGAGGGCGGACAGCGTGAGCTGGCTGAACAGGCCGCGGAGCTCGCCGGCCTTCTCGATGTTGCCCTTCCACTGCGCACCGGTCGTCTGCGTCTGGTTGAACCAGTTCTGGTACTCGACCTCGGCCTCGTTCAGGCTGAGCGTGGACGGCAGCCCCGTGGTCTGCTGAATGTTGTTCGGCGTCTTGACCTTCACGAGGTCGCCCAGGTCAAAGCCCGCGCACGACGTGAGCACAAGCGCCATGAGCATCAGGCCGACGATGTAGACGTAATGGCGGGTGGAAAGCGAGCTGAGGAACTTCATCCGTGAGCCTCCTGCGGCATGGGGGGGAACTTGCCGTCGATGAACACGTCCTTGAGGACCGACACGCCGACCCGGATGGGTCGCTGGCGCTTGGCGAAGGGGTCGAAGTCGCTGGGGTTGAGTCGGCGGGATCGCTTGGGGTCGCGGTGGATGTTGGCGACAAGCGCCATGACGGCGGAGGCGATTGACCAGTCGTGGCGCTGCTTGCCGTCGAGCATCGCCACCAGATCGCGGAGTGTCAGGGGGCCGGGGTCGATGCCGAGGATTCCGGCGCACTGGTGGACGAGCTTCCAGCAGTCGCTTCCGGTGATGCTTCTGCCAGCAGGCGGTCCGCCAGTTGGTCCAGCGCCCCGCTGTCGAGCTTCTTCTCCACCAGGTCCCGAGCCCGGTTCATCACCTTCCGCGTGGCCTGGAGCACCCGCCCGAGGTTGGCCCGGTCCCTCGGGCTCGGGCAGAAACCCACGAGCTCCTCCAGCACCGCCGTGGTCGCGTGCTCGATGGCGTCGCCCGCCATCGCCTTGCCGAACTCCTCATCCGAGACGTTGCGCGTGTCCGCCTCGGGCTTGCAGATCGCGTAGACCACATCGCAGAGCAAGACGGGATCGCAGATCAGCTTCTCGATCAGCGTTCCCTCGATCACCTGCATGAGGTCGGTGCCGGTGAGCCCGCGCACGCGCTTGATCGCGGCGACGTTGATGTCCACCGACCACTGCCGACCCTCGTTGTCCTTGAACGACCGCATCCGCACCTCCATGACTCAAGTGCCGACAGCAATCCGACGCCAACCCGACAGCGTTCCGACAGGATCAACCGCCGATCCATGACGGCGCCGTCGCCGAGTAGGTCACTTTGGCGGTCACGGACACCGTGATCGCCTCCTCCAGCGCCTCGTTGCGCGAGAAGTTGGTGATGGAGAAGTCCGCCTGGAGCCCCTGCCCGCTGGTCTCGTCCAGGATCTGCAGGCCGATCGGGGCGTTGTTGAAGAAGGCGTTCTTGATGGCGGTGAACCCGGCGTCGTCGGTGTCCCAGACCATCTCGAACTCGACGCTGCCCTCCTTCAGCGTGGCCACGGTCGCCCGCCAGCCGCTGTTGGCGCGGGTGGTCACGTCCGCCTCGCCGGCCTCGAGACTCAGCGTCACGTCGCGCGTGTTGCCGAGCACTGTCCACGATCCCGCCCCGCCTTGCCCGCCGACCTTGTAGAGGAGCTGGGCCTCCATGCCGAGTTTGATCGCCATCGTCGTTCTCCTGCTCTATCCGGCCGTGTGCCCGACCACGTATGCCACCTCGCCCGACTTGCTCCGCACGAATATGTCCGCCAGGTTGACCCGCTCGAACGGGAGCTGCACGCCCGCCGGCACCGGGATCTCCACGCCCTTGCCGTCCGAGAGTGTCATGGGCTGCGTGTTCGTGTGCGCCGCCATGAGCGTGAACGTCGCCACCAGCGCGGTGTCCGACAGGGGCTTGTCGCCCTCCCCGAGATCGACCTTGATGAACACGACGTTCCGCACCGCTACCTCCGCACCCGGTACGTGATGCTCAGGACACTGGTGAACACCCGGTGCTGCTCCAGCGACTCGCTCGCCACCACCGGCTCGTGCGCGATGCCCGCCCACGCCGCCTCTGGAGCGTCGGGCAAGCGCTTTAGCCGCAGGTGGTCGGCGATCTCCTCCACGAGATCCAGCAGCGCATCGATCTCGGCATCAGCGCCGTCGGCGGGCAGCTTCTTCTGGACCCCAACATCGACGACGCACTCGAACGTGCTGCTGTCGCGGCTGGCTGCGGATATGCCGACCGTGCGGGGCACAACCGACACCCGCAGGTCCGCCAGATCCTCCAGCGTGAACGCCGGCTGGTACATCCGCACGGCGGTCATCGGCTGGGAGAGCGTTCCCGCGTTGATGTGCGCGGCGACGGCGTCGGCGATGGCGGTAATGGTGCTCATGGGCGTTCCCCCCTCCCTGCGGCCGCCGCGGCGCTGAGGCCCGCCACCTTGCCTTCGAGGTAGGACATACGGCGTTCCATCGCCTGGTAGTCGGCGCGGATGGAGCGGGCCTCCCCGATGAACTCGTCGAGGCGCTTTTCGACCTGCTGGAGCTTGGTGGTGACCACGCCCCACTGCACGGTCATCGCGCCGGCGGCGAGCACAATGGTCACGAGCACACCCGCCCAGCGCGCCTTCGTCCCGTTCTGTCCGTTGCCCTCACCCATCACGTCTCCGTGCCGATGTGCTTGGTGTGAATCCGAAGAACTTTGCGATACGGGTCGCTGCACCTGAACGGCGGCTGCCCGCCGGGCGCATTGACCTCGTACACGAACACCTGCGTTCCAGCCGTCTCGCGCACCCGATCACCGGCCCGCGGGAGCGTCAGGCCCGATCCGAGGTCCAGATCCGCCGTCCGGATCAGGAAGTCCCGCGACTCGACGCGGTGGATCAGGCCCGCCTCGTCGGCCTGCTCGAACTCGGTGCGCCCGATGGTGGCGAGCACCTCCTTGGACTCCGCGCCGCGTTGGTACACGACGGGGCGGCTCATGTGCTTGTGCCGCTCGTCGTCCAGGAACGCCGCGCCCTGTTCGAGCATGTCGGCCATCGGGAGCGCCCCTTACTGCGACATGCGGATGCGCATGACCGTGTCCGCGTCCGCAGCGGCCTTGACCACCTTGCCGATGAGCTTGTTGCCGGTGGCGGTCTTGGTGGCGACCTTGTTTGTGTTGTCCCAGTAGGCCAGGCCGCCGACAACGTTGCCGGTGCCGACGCCCACCGCCTTGGGGAAGTCGAACACGCCCGCGACCGCCAGCGAGCCGAGTTGGCCCGCCTTGAGGTCCACGCGCGTGACGCCGACCAGTTCGTTCTGCACGACGACCGTTCCGGCGGCAGTGTCGGCCCCCGGCGTGTAATCGATCGCCGCGCCTTCATGGACATACGTTGCTGGCATCTGTGATCCTCCTGGGCCGGCTCCCGGTCCGTCTGTACCGTCCGGCTCAACGTCGCCTTCTTTCCCACCACCGATCGGAACCTCATCCGCCATCAGACTTCACCCTTGCTCTTGACGCCGCCGCGGGGGTCCTGCAGGTTGACGCCGAAGTCGTGGTACCCACGCATCCGGATGCCGAGCATGTTGAAATCGGCGTCGGACGTCTCGACGGTCGGCGCCTCTTGGCCATTGAGGAACGCCACCTCGATGACCGGCAGGTCGCTCGGATCGGCGAGGAGGTACCACGCCTTGGCCGAGTTCCCGGTGTAGAGCGCGTTGGACAAGTAGCGGCTGACCTCGATGTGGAACTTGCCCTGGTGCGGGTTGGCGACAGGGAACTTCGTGTTCGTGGTGGTATCGCGGAGCTCGACGCTCTTGTAGAGCTGCGTGCCCATCGCCGAGAGTGCCGTCGGCACCAGCAGGATCGCCGGCATGACGCCGGTGGGCTTGCCGTCGGAGTCCACGAGGTCCATGAACGCGACCTCGCCCTTCGTGAGCCCGTCGATGCCGAGGGCGGTATCCGCGCCGGAGATGAAGTTCTTGTTGCCGGCGCTGAAGAACGCGGCGTTGTTCATGAACGCCGTCCAGAAGACGTCATTGATCTTCAGGCCCGAGCCACGGCCGAGCTTGCGGGGCACGGTGGTGATCGCGCCGAGGTCGTCGTTGATGATGTCGCGGCGGTCGATCGACAGCATCAGGCCGTACGTGTCGGCCTTGTTGCTGTAGGTCTCTTCGCCCAACGTCCCGTGCTTGAGCTCGCCGCCCGGGGCGACCTGCTCGTATTGGTCCTTGCCGACCAGGCGGTAGCTCGTCACGGTCTTGAAGTCCGAAACGTTGCGGACGGCGCAGATGCTCCGCCACACACGCTCGACGCTGAAGAAGCCCTCCAGCAAGAACTTGTTGGCGACGTTGGAGAGGATGCCCCCGACGTCGATGATGGTCATCCCCGCCTCGATTCCGCGTCCAAACGCGGCCTCGAGCACACGACGGCTGTCGCGGAACGTCCGGCCCGTGTAGCCGTTGGCGATGGCGGCCTCGATGAGCAGTTCCTGCAGGCCCAGCCCGCTCTGGAATCGCTTCGCCGCGACCTCCAGCGCCTGGGCCGAGCAGACCTTGTCGAGCCCTTCGAGCTTGGCGCTCTGGAAGCACGCGGCCTCCAGGACCTCGCTGGTGATGCTCGTGTCGGTTGAATGGATCGCCGGTGCCTTGGGGCGGCTGGCGCGGAGCACTTCGAGCTCGGTGCGCGTCGCGTCCCAGCCGTCGCGGATCGCCTGGGCTTCGATGTCCAGGTGCTTGCCGCCGCAGATCCGACGCACGGCCGCGATGCGATTGGTCTCGGCGAGGGCCTCGGCGCGGACCGCTGCAATGTTCCGGCTCTGATCGAGTTCGTCGCCGGTCGGACCGCCGCCGTCACCGCCGCCGCCCTCGCCCTGATGGGCGGCGATGGAAGCGCTGGTGCGCCCATCGGCCCCGAGGTCGACGAAGCTGATCTCGCCGAGCGTCGCCTTGCGGACCACGTTGATGGGGCCGCTGAACTCGAGCCCGTTCACGATCGCCTTCTGCGACTCGCGGATGAACTCGAACTCCTCGACGCTTGCACCCACCGAGGCCTGCCAGGGGAAACCGTTCCGGGAGGATGCGACCACTTCGCGGGCGGTCGCCGTGTCGCGCGAGATCACGCCGGTGGCCACGAGCTGCCCGCCCTCGACCCGGATCGCATCTGTGTGCCCGACACCCGCGGCGGGATCATGGGCGAACCGGATGGGCCGGTTCTGCGAGGGCACCGAGAGCCCCGCGAGATCGAGCACGACGGGGTGACGCCACCCGGCGACGCGCATCGCCCCGCCCGTATAGGCCAGCATCTTGAAGCGAGGGAGCGCCTTCTCACCCTCCGTCCCGCCTGCGCCGGCGGCGATGGCGGTGATCTCCGCCGTGCCGGTCAGCGTGAGCGGAGACGTGCCCGCGGGTGCGGGGTGGGTGGCGGCGGCCTCAAGCCACAGACGCTTCGGTGCGACTCGGGTCTTGAGCGCGGTCGGAGTCTTCGTTGCCATCGGTGTCGTCCTCTTGAGGTGCGGGCGCGTCGCCCGTCGGGGTCGGGAAAGGGGGCGTGAGTCCGAGTTCGTCCATGAGCGCCCGTTCCTTGGCGCGCTGGCGGAGCTCTTGCTCCCAGTCGCGTCCTTGGCGGGCGTACTCGGCGGCGAGTGTGGTGGTGTGGTTGGCCAGGCGCGTGGCCTGGGCGGTCGCTTCCTTGGCGGGATCGACGTGCTCGACGCCATCCCAGAACCAGGCATGTGCTGGCAGCAGTGCGCCGCGCTCCCGCATCGATTGCGGCAGCAACTCTTCGACCAACACGGCCTCGTTGAGCCAGGCGGTGAGGATGCGGTCGAGCACGGCGAGCTGCAGGTGGTGCTGATCGACGCGCAGGCTCTTGAAGTACACCTGGTGGTCCAGGCGGCCGCTGGCGTAGTTGTAACCGGAGGAGTTCCCGGCCGCGACGTTGAACGGCATGTTCAGGCAGCGGGCGATCTCGTTGAGAATCTCGCGCTTGAACTCGCCAAAGGTCGTGGTGGGCTGCTCGGCGTGGACCTGTCCGAGCTTCCAACCGCCGGGGAGCACAGTGGCCAGGCGCTGCTCGAGCTCGACCTCGTCCATCGGCTCGAGCGGATCGGCCTCGCCGTTGGGGGGAGCATCGGTGTAGATGACGGCGGCGAAGTTGGCGGCGGTCTCGGCGGCGGCGATGGTCGCCAGCGTGTACCGGCGAAGCTGCGCGAACAGCGGGAGCGCCGGCGTGATGTCGGGAATGCCGCGGAGCTGGCCCGGCCGATCGGCGCGGAAGTAGTGCACCACGGCCGACGCGGCGTAGGTGTCGTACGCGGTGAGGTCGTCGATCGGGGCGCGGAGAAGGCCGCTGTCGCCCGGGTGCCGCTTGAGCACGCGGTACGCCGACGGGTTGCCCCACTGGTCGAGGACAATCCCATCGACCTCGTCTGCGCGACCCCGTCGCAGGAGCGGCGTGCAGACCTGGTCCGCCTCGATGAGCTTGAGATCCAGCGACACCGGGGATCCGATCGCCGGGTTGCTGACCAGGAGCGCGAAGGCTTCGCCGCTCTCGGCCCGTGCCAGCCGCATCGTCCGGAGCTTGCCCGCCAGGTCCACGGCCCGGGACCACTGTTCGAACGCGTCCTCGATCCGGGCGTTCGCGTCGGCATCCTCGGTCAGCATCTGCAGCCGGGGACCGGTGCCGATGGTGTCGTTTGCGAGCGTGAGGACGATGCCCTTGGCGTAGGAGTTGTTGGCAACCTCGTACCGGGCGCGGTTGCGGAGGATGCGCCGCACCTCCGGGTTCACCGCAGCGTTGGGCGACAGCCCGTCCGCGTTCGCCCAATGCTTGCGGTTGTCGGGGGTGGTCTGCGCCGAATCGAACTTCGCCACCACGAACCGCCGCCCGCGACCGCCGCGCGGAGCGTCCGTGCTCCGCTCGGCGGCTGTGGGGGGGCGGCCGTTTCGATTCAGGAGGTTGGCGATGGTCTTGAGCATGGGTGCGGTTCAGACGGAGCCGGGCGGAACGATCTTGGCGAACTTGATGCCGAGGCCGGGCTTCCTCGCGGCGTCCTTGGACGCGAGGTAGCGGTCGGCCTCGATCTGGTCCTTCAGCGGGTGCTGCTCGACGGACTGACCGTCCACCGATGCCTTCGCCGGCTGCGACGCGTTGTCGCGGATGGCCTGCTCAAGTTCGGGGTCGGGCATGGGGGCACTCCGGAGGGCCGCATCGAACGGCTCCGCACAGGCTCCCTATGCAGCGGTCGAGTGATCTGCCCGCTTCGCGGCAGCAATAGTCCGGTTTGTTCCACCGGTAGAACCTGGACGACCGTGTCAGGCTCCCAGGCGCTCGGAGGTCGTGACTCGACGACCGCAATGGCGACACTGCCGGCGCCGGCGGATCGTGCCCATGAACGTCGCTCGCGTGTACAGCACCTCGAAGTGACGGCACCCGCAGGTGGGACACGCAAGCCCCTTGTGCTTGCCAACGGGCCCTGGCCTTGTGGGCGGTGTGCGCTTCATCGCGGCCGCTCCTTCAGCGCCGAGAGTTTCAGACGCGGTCTGGCCGCGACCTTCTGATCGGTGCCGAAGAGCACCGCACCCTGCATGGACGCCGCAACCGCACAGCCCACCATTCCGTCCAGCCAGTGGTTGTCGAGCCCATCGACCCGCAGTTTCCACTCGTCGACCGTGCGGCCGCGTCCCTCGGTGCGAACTCGGTACTCGCTGGTCAGGTGCTCCGCCAGCAGCCGGTGATGCTCGGGCCGCTGCCCGAAGAGCGACAGGCCGCCGGGATCGCCCATCGGCACGCTCAGCCGGGCATGCACGAACGACTTCCAAAAGTTCGTGTCAAAGAGCACGTGCCGCACAGCTCGCTTTCCGGTAACGACCGGCACTCGCCAGTTCAGACCGATGCGTTCACCGCGCTTGCGCTTGTAGTCGCTGAACGGCATGCTGCTCGCCCCGACATACCGACCGTGGCTCGGCGTGAGCACGCTGGCGTGTGGGCTCTGGCGGCAGAACTGGTACACCACATCGGTGGAGGAGCCCCAGTTGGCGTCGATCAGGCAACGGTCAATCCGGACCATCGCGCCGTCGTCGCGCCGCCACTCGCGGCCGACCGTCCCCTCGATCAGCCGCTCGAGCCCGCCGTAGATCGCGCCCTCCACACCCGCGCGAGGGGAAGCGGAACCGAGCGTGCGTTTGAGGTCGCGGAGCGTGAAGTATGCCCCAGAAGGGGTCTTCTGATCCGGCTCCGTGCCATACTCGATGACGGAGCCGGTGAAGTCATCCTCCCAGGCCGCAACGACGTAGAACAGGGCTTTGCCCTGCACGTCCACAAACATCGTCAGGTGAGAACAGCCCAGGGGCACCAGGCCCCGGGCATGCCCATTGACCCGCGCGGCGATCTGGTCGGCGCTGAGCAGGTCGTCCGCGACTTCGATCTCAGGCAGTGGATCGTTCTGGTACTCGGCGAAGAACGCGGCCTCGTTCTGCAGGCGCAGGTTCATCGCGTGCTGCACGGCCGACAGCTCGTCGTGGTTGAATCGCTCGGGCCAGGCGATCGCCGCGCCGGCATCCATCTCCTCCCGGTTGGCCTTGTAGAACGCGGTCGCTTCCGCTCCGCCCCGGTCTGCCTTGAGTCCCTCGGCCCGCAGGCGGGCATACTCAGCCCACAGGCGGTGTGCGGAAGGGAACGCGTACACCATCTTCGTCCGTTCGCCCTGCCACTGCGGGTGCTTGTCCCGATCGAGGATGCGATCGGCCAGGTCGTCCGGGCGGACCACCGTCAGCGTCATCAGTCCGGCGATCTTCCTGCCTGGGCCGGCCAGGCCGAGGATCGCGCCGGCGAGGATGCGCTCGCGGTTGGCGCACTGAGAGGGAGAGCGGGCGCTCTCGTCAGTCTGCGGGTCGTCGATGAGCACGAGCGAGGGCCGAACGCTCACGCCGTCGACCCGCTTGTGCTTCATGCCGCGGATGCGGCCCGTGATCCCCGCGACACGGATGATGGCGCCCGATGCCACGGAACCGGCAATCGTCGGGAGGATGATCTCCCTTGCCGTCCAGCCGATGTGCGTTTGGCGGCCCTGGTAGAGCTGCCCTGAAGCTCGCTGGTGGATGCCCTCCAGGGATCGGATCGGGTGGCAGACCTCGGGGAAGTCAGCCCCGAGGATCTCGCTGTTCTCCAGCTCTGCCTTGATCGAGTCGAGCATCCCCGCGGCGTGTTCCTCATCGGAGCCGATGAGCGCGACGAACTCGCGGTGTCCGAAGAGCAACGCCCAGAGGCACGCGACCTCGCAAAGACTGGTCTTGCCGCTGCCGCGCGGCATCGCCATTGCGAAGAGCCCGCCTTCGAGCACCGCCTGTTCGATCTTCGCGATGACCTTCAGGTGATCGTCGGACCACTTGAGGTGGAAGGTCTGCCCAAAGTACGTCTCACAGAAGTACCGGAAGTCCCTCGCCGCCCGCGCCCTCCGAACGGGGTCGGCGCTCGCAGGCAGGCCGCCGATGTCGCGCCCCGACAACGAGAGCATGGCGTTGCGGAGCCGGGCCCGCTCCTTCATCGCCTCGTAGCCGGTGAGCCCCTCCGGCTGGCGGGCCGCCTCGGCGAGTGCCTCGTGCCGCGTCGTCACCAGCCAAGCGACGTACCGGAACAGATCGACCCGGCCCGCATCGCCGTCGGCGGCAACACGGAACCCCGCGCGCGTGCGGTGACGGTGGAGCTGCCGCTCGCTGATCACCTCACCCAGCGGCGTGCTGTTGAGAAGCCGCGCGAGCTCCCCCGGCTTGAGTTGGCGTGGGTCAATCGCCACCACCACCCCCTCGCCCCTCGGCCTGCGCGTTCATCTCCCGCACGAGCCACGCGGAGTAGTGCACGAGATTGATCGTGCCGTCCGCGTTCGTCGGCGCGCCCGCGTCGAGGTCCGCGCGGAGCATCTCCTCTGTCACGGCCTTGCCGCCAAGACGCGTGAGCACCCGCGCGGCATCGGTCACCGGCAGCGCGGCGGGGTTCAGCCGGGACATCCCCTGCCCGACGGCATGTGCGGCATGGGGCTCGGGACTAGGCGCGTGTTCGGGAGTCAT